TCAAGAGTTAACGCTTGTAGTTGATACAGCTAACGCTTTTAAATTCAAAGTTGATGACATTGAAACAGCTATGTCTCATGTGAATTTTAAAGAAGTAGCTAGCTCATCTGCAGCATACGCTCTTAGAGATGCTTATGATGAAGGTGTTATTGCTACTATGTTCGCAGGTGTTTCTGCCTCAAGTCCTAACCATATTCTTGGTTCTGACAACGCTACTGATTTAGCGGCAGGTACATTTGATGGAACTGGTAATCTTGACATAGGTTTTGCATCAAGTGAACATGATCCTATTGACGTACTATCACACATGGCACGTTTAATGGATGAGCAGAACATACCAGAAGAAGGAAGATGGTTCTTAGCATCACCTGACTTCTATGAAGTTCTTGCAAGTTCATCTTCAAAACTTTTGTCTGTTGATTATAATGCAGGACAAGGTTCTATAAGAAATGGTCTAGTAACTTCTGGTAAGTTGCGTGGATTCAGCATGTACAAGTCTAACAACATTGCAGATACAACTAACGCTGCAGGAAAATGTATCGCAGGCCACATGTCATCTACAGCTACTGCTCAGACGATTACAAGTACTGAAGTATTGCGTGATCCTGATAGCTTTGGCGATATAGTGCGAGGTCTTCATGTATATGGAGCTAAAGTACTACGCGGTGAAGCATTAGTTTCTGCTTTCTACGGTATTGACTAAACAGATCTGGGAGGTGTAAAAGCCTCCCTTTTCTACTTTTTAGAGTATAAATTTTATTAATATTAACTTATCTTTTAAAGATAAAGGAGACACAAAATGTCAAACCCAGTATTTAAAGTAAGAGATACAGGGCGCAACTCAGCTAGAACAGTTGATGTTGGGAAAATTGCTGACAATATCTGTACTTCATGGACTTCAGCTACAACAGGAACTATTGCAGTTACTGCTAATGCTACTTATGATGTTTCATTTACTCAGCCTGCTGACACTATTATAAGAAATCTTATTGCCATACCTGCAGGTAACATTGTTACAGCAGGAGCTTCAGGTGATGATGTTGATTTTGATTTAGGTACTGCAGCAGGTGGTGGTCAAATTATTGATGAAAAAGCTATCTTAGATGATGGTGGATCAGCAGTAACTTGGACAGCAAACGCACCCTTGTATATTATTCAAAACTCACATGGACATGCCGCTAACGCTTTTGTAGGTACAGGAGTAACAGCAGGTGTTGTTGGAGGCCCTGCAACTTCAGAAGCTATTGTTATAGCCTCTACGTTGTATAGTGCCGCAGCTAGAACACTTCATGCTCGCCTTAAGCCTCTAGCAAACAACTTAGCAACAGCCGCTACAACTGTTACTTATTTAGTAGAGTTTTTACATCTTGGCTCAACCCCAGATTAAAAATGCCACAGTTAGGTAATGACAAAAATCCTATGATCCTAAATGGCTCTAGTAAGCCCAAAAGCACTAGAGTCTTAGGATTGTTAGGTAGCGCATATTCTGGTGAAGCAAAGAAAAAATATGCAGATAACTATGATCGCATATTTGGTAAAAAGAAAAAGGGTAACTAATGGCTACAACATATTTAACACTTACTAACGAAGTTCTTAGAGAATTAAATGAAGTACAATTAACTTCTGCAAATTTTTCAAGTTCTGTAGGAATACAAGCTTTTGTAAGAGAAGCAATTAATAGAGCGTTAAATGACATAGCTAATGAAGAACCTCAATTACCTTTCTTTGCTGCCGCAGCTAGCGGAGAAACAGATCCTTTTTACGGTAATGTAACTGTAGCAACCGTAGCAGGAACAAGATGGTACACACTTAAAGCAGGAAGCTCTAGTATAACTACTGATTATTCTTCTATAGATTGGGATGATTTTTATATTACAACAATTAGTGTATCAGGAGAATCCGCACCCTATGTATCTAAAGGTTTAAGATTTATATCTTTAACAGATTGGAGAAGATATTTAAGAGATCAAGAAAACGCAGATGATGCAGATACTCAGAATCATGGAGAGCCTCAGTTTGTTATTCGTAGTCCAGACCATAGAAAATTTGGTCTTAGTCCTATCCCAGACAAAGTATACAATGTTCATTTCTATGCTTACTCTGCACCTACAGAACTTTCTGCTCATGGAGATACTATAGTCTTTCCAGATCAATATGCTTCTGTAATCATGGCTAGAACAAGATACTACGTTCATCAGTTTAAAGAAAACTTACAACAAGCAGCTTTTGCATTAGATGATTATAAGAAAGGTATGAAACGTATGAAATCTAATTTGATTAATCCTCAACCTAAAAGTATGACAGATGACAGGATTTATTTCTAATGGCAGCTTCACAACCCTTTTCAGTAGCATTACAAGGAGGGCTAGATAAGTCCAGTAATACAATGGAACTTTTGGGGAAACCTGGAGTTGCTACTAGATTATCTAACTTTGAAGTATCTAATAAAGGTGGATATAGACGTATAAACGGATACACTATATTTGGTGATGGCACAAGACCAAGTAGTTCTAATCAAATATTAGGTCTTGAAGTTTATGCAGACGGAGTTATAGCTTGTTCAGCTACTGATATATTTTTTAGCCAAGACGGTAACAGTTGGTTACAACTAAATAGAGCAAGTGTTGCAGGCGGAGGAGATAACTACAGCACTTTTACAGGGAGAAGCTCACTTACTAGGAGTTCTCAAAATAAAGCAAGCTTTGCAATCTTTGAAGGCAATACAGACTATGGCGAAATAGTTATAGTAGATGATAGTTCCAATAACAAACCTTTCTTATTTAAAATGACAGGAACAGGTTCATTAACTAGCAGAACTTTTTTTGCAGAAGAAATAACAGTAAGCGGTACACATTATCCTAAATACTGTGTGATACATGATAAACACTTAGTAGTTGCAGGTGCAGCTACAGCAAAGAACACAATCTTTTATAGCGGTACAAGTGATATAAATGATTTTACTTCTACAGGATCTGGCAGTATTGTATTAGATGATCAAGTAGTAGGACTTAAATCTTTCCGTAATGAACTCTTTGTATTTTGTAGAAACTCAATCTATAAATTACAGAATATAAATAATTCTAGTACTATAGCTATTGTACCAGTAACACAAAATGTAGGATGTGTAGATGGTAAAACTATTCAAGAATTTGCAGGTGACTTGATATTTCTAGCTCCTGATGGATTTAGAACTATTGCAGGTACAGCAAGAATTGGTGATGTTGAATTAGGAACTGTTAGTAAACCTATTCAACCTCTTATAAATGACATACTAACAAGCTCTACAAACTTTGAATATAGTAGCGTAGTTCTTAGAGATAAGTCTCAATATAGAATGTATTATAGCGGAACTGGAGAATCAACAGCTAATTCAAAAGGAATAACAGGTACTCTTACTGCAAGAGGTTTTGAGTGGACAGAGGTAAAAGGCATACAAGCTCCTGCTGTAACTTCTGGATTTAATTCGGATGGTAGAGAAAAAGTTTATCATGGAGATAGAGCAGGATATGTTTATAATCATGATACAGGAAGTGCTTTTAATCCTGAAGGAACTTCAACAAGTATTCTAGCTGAGTACCAATCTCCTGATTTTGATTATGGAGATTTTGGAACTTTAAAAACTTTAGATCATGTTAAAGTATCTTTAAAACCAGAAGGAGCTGCAGATCCTACATTAAGAGTTAGATTTGATTTTGATACTACAGAAAAAATACAACCAGGTGATGTTTCTTTAGAAGTTGCAGAACCTGCTATTTTTGGAACATCTACTTTTAATGCTGCTACTTTTGGTGCGCCTGAAGCTCCTCTTATAAGACAACACATTCAAGGAAGTGGCCACAGTAACTTCTTTAAAATATTTAGTGAAGACACTAACGCACCGTACACTATTAACGGTTTATATGTAAACTACAGACCTTCTGGGAGATTATAGAAAATGGCTCAAACATATACTAGACAGAGTTCCATAGCAGATGGGGATACTATAACTGCTGCTCTTTTTAACAATGAATACAATCAACTACTTAATGCTTTTAGTTACTCTTCTAGTAGCGCAAGTTCTACAGGACACAGACATGATGGTACTGCAGGACAAGGCGGTAATATTCATACTATTGGAGACTTAGATTTCCTAAATAAAATTGTTGCAGACAGCACTAACAATCGTTGGGGAGTTTTTGTAGAAGTTAGTGGATCAGCAGTAGAACAAATAAGAATACAAGACGGAGCTATTGTACCTGTTACAGATAATGATATAGATTTAGGTACAAGCTCATTAGAATTTAAAGATGGCTACTTTGATGGTACAGTCTATGCAGATGCTATAAACTTCAATGGTACTGCAATCTCTGCTACTGCAGCAGAACTCAATATCATGGATGGAGTTACTGCTACTACAGCAGAACTGAACATTATGGATGGTGTTACGTCTACCGCTGCAGAGCTTAATATCCTTGATGGTGTTACTGCTAGCGCAACAGATTTAAATCTTATAGATGGTATTACAAACGGTACAGTTATTGCAAGTAAAGCAATTATTACTGACTCTAATAAAGATATTACTGGCGGCAGAAATATTACAATCTCTGGAGAACTAGATGCAGCTACACTAGACATTAGTGGTGATGCAGATATTGATGGTACTCTTGAAGCTGATGCAATTACTATAGGCGGTGTAACTTTAGCAGAAACAATTAGTGATACTGTAGGAGCTATGGTTAGCTCAAATACTGAAACAAATATAACTGTTACTTATGAGGATAGCGATAACACATTAGACTTTGTAATTGGTACGCTTAATCAAGATACAACTGGAACAGCAGCATTAGCTACATCAGTAACAGTATCTGCAAACAACAGTACAGACGAAACTATCTTCCCAGTATTTGTTGATGGAGCTACAGGAACTCAAGGATTAGAAACTGACACAGGACTTACTTATAACCCAAGTTCAGGTAAATTAACTGCTACAGAATTTGTAGGTAATATAGATGCTGTAGACGGAGACTTTGATGGTACGCTTGAAACAGACGCATTATCTATAGGCGGAACAACCGTTACATCTACAGCAGCAGAACTTAATATCCTTGATGGTGTAACAAGTACCGCAGCAGAACTTAATATCCTTGACGGTGTGACAAGTACTGCCGCAGAACTTAATATCCTTGATGGTGTAACAAGTACTGCCGCAGAATTAAATATTCTAGATGGTGTTACAGCAAGTGCTACAGACCTCAACCTTATAGACGGTATAACTAATGGTACAGTAATAGCCAGTAAAGCTATTATAACAGATTCAAATAAAGACATTAGTGGCGGTAGAAACATAACTATTAGTGGTGAACTTGATGCTGCTACATTAGATATTAGTGGTGACGCAGACATAGACGGAACTTTAGAAGCTGATGCAATCACAGTTAACGGTACAGCTTTAGCAAGCGTTATTGCAGGAACTACAGTAGCAAATGCTACATTGGCCGCTACAACAACAGTTACAGATAGCACAGCTAATACTAACTTTCCTGTAATATTTCATGATGAATCTAATGCTTTACTAGATGATACAGGAGCATTAAGATATAATCCAAGCACAGGAACATTATTAGTGCCTAATCTTAATGTTGCAGGTACTACTACTCAGGTGGATACTGTAACAATGGAAGCCAGTAATGCAATTATTTTTGAGGGAGCAACAAGTGATGCACATGAAACTACGTTAACTGTAGTTGATCCAACAGGAGATAGAACAATAGGATTACCAAATGTATCTGGTACTCTCCCAGTTCTAGCTGCCGCATCAACTACACAGATTAGTTCTACACCTGAAGAGCTTAATATACTTGATGGAGCTACTGTAGTTGTTGGAGAAATTAACGCATTAGATTTAGGTTCTACTGCAGTTGGTACAGCTATTGCTTCTAAAGCAGTTATATTAGATTCTAACAAAGACTATACAGGTGTCAGAAACTTTACATTGTCAGGTGAATTAGATGCAGGAAGTTTAGATGTATCAGGAGATGCTGATATAGACGGTACATTAGAAACAGATGCCTTGTCTATTAATGGTACTGCAATTACATCTACAGCGGCTGAATTAAATCTTATTGATGGCGGAGCAACAGTAGGAACAACTGCTGTAGCAGACGGTGATGGTATTCTTCATAATGATGCAGGTACTATGAAAGTTACAAGTGCTGCTACATTTAAAACATATTTTCAAGCAGGCTTATCAAGTGCAGCAGATGATATATCAGCAGGGGATGCTGCAGTAAACATAACAACAAGTTCAGGAGACATTACAATAGATGCAGCTGCTAATGATAGTGATATAATATTTAAAGGAACAGATAACAGTTCAGACATAACAATGCTTACACTTGACGGTTCAGACGCAGGTTCAGCTTCTTTTAATGATAAAGTTACTATAGGTGATGGTAAATTAGTTCTTAACGCAACTGCTGTTACCTCAACTGGTGCAGAGTTAAATATACTAGATGGAGTTACATCAACTACTGCAGAGCTAAACATTCTTGATGGTGTGACAAGTACTGCAGCAGAGTTAAACATATTAGACGGAGTAACTTCTACAGCTGCAGAGTTAAACATACTTGACGGAGTTACATCAACTGCGGCAGAATTAAACATACTAGACGGAGTTACCTCTACAGCTGCAGAGTTAAATATTCTAGATGGTGTGACAAGTACTGCAGCAGAGTTAAATATTATAGATGGCAATACAAGTGCAACTTCTACAACTCTTGCAGATGCAGATAGAGTAGTTGTAAACGATAACGGAACTATGGTTCAAGTAGCTCTTACAGATTTAGACGCAAGAGATTTTGATATTGTAACATCTGCACCTACTGATGGAACTGGTAAGAAAACTGGTTTTGTTTGGTACGTTGTATAATAGAAGGATTAATTAATGGCTATTAATATATGGGATGGAGATTCTATTGAAACTCCTAATCCAATACTAGTAAAAGTAACAAACGGAAATTTACGTTTTGTAAACTATGCTGTTGTGTTAGAGACAGACGGTTCTTTAACTACAGTATTTAATGCTATTAGACAAACTACTAAAAATACAGCAACAACTAAAACTACAGCAACTTCTGTTACTGCTAATACAACAACAACTTTTTCTACATCAAATAGTACTACTACAACTTTTAACACAACAAGATCTACTGCTACCTCAAAGTCAACAACAACTACTTTTAATACAACTAGAGCAACTGCTACAAGTAAATCTACTACAACTACTTTTTCTACAAACTATACTTCATATCATAATACTACTACATCATATTTGACAGGCACAACTTTTTTCACAAGTTTTGTTACAACTTTTTTTACAGCAGATGAAAATACTCAAGGTAATGTTTCTGCAAATACCGGTAGAAACACTACAAGAGCAACCACTGAAAGTAGAACTACTTCTGAAGGCGCAACTGTCAGTAGAAATACAACGAGATCTACAACTACAACTTTTAATACTACTACAACCTTTAGTACTTCTAAGTCAACTACTACAACTTTTAATACTACTACAACTTTTAGTACAACAAGAAGCACAACTACAACATTTAACACAACTAGAACTACAGAAACTACTGCTACAGGAAATACTACAACTACTTTTAATACTGCAACTACTATTTTTGTTAGAGTAACTGCTACAGGAAATACAGGATCAGTTTTTGATACTGAAGTAGCTTCAGCAGGAGCGCATAGTGCTAGATATTGGGATGGAAGTTCTT